TTTTTTTTTTTTTTTTTTTTGAAAAATACCTTTTAATTGGCAAAATCCTCATTGGATCCAAAACAATTAACAAAGTTGTATTAATAAATATGCCTCACGCATATAATAATACGCGTTAACCCAAACACATTGGGCGAGGCCGGCACACCTCTAAGTTGCGAGTTCAGTGAAAGGTTTCCCCTCCTCATAACACAGTTTATAATCTATCTCAAGATTATCATAACTAAGTTCTTCATACTGAACATAAGGTAAAGCTTTGCGCAACTCTAGCTGCATGGCTTTAAATTTCTCTCTTCCATGCAAAAATGCATGACGCTGAGACTCGCGTAATAGGACTTGGGCTCTATCTATATCTGACACTTCACCAGGGGAATACCAGCATAGAGCTTTCCATATAGATCTCTCATCTAAGGGAGCTACCCATCCAAGTACTGCATCAAAGCGAAATCCACGTTTCAGAAAAGACAGGTCTTCTAGTCTGTATTTGAACTTGGGCTTCGATCCTTTATCAGCAGCATCTGTGACCTTCCATCCTACACTACAAAACGCATCATAAACAGCTATCTCTGAGTAGAACTCCTCTACAATAGCTTTGGAAGTAGATACGATATTGTCGTCACCATAGTTGCTCAGCGTCGCCAATTCATAAAAGGGCCAACGTTGAAGAACAAGCTCAATATGGTCATCAATATGGTATTGCAAACGACTATGGGCTGCGCTGGTAGACATGGCATTCAATTTATCTACAGCACATAGGGACCATACAACCACTTCTTGAGTCTCTTCATAAAAAGAATTAGTCCAAGTAGTCTGGATTCCGCCAGACGGATCACTAATATCTACCATACATACGGTCTTCCCGACTAACATAGCATGACATTGGGTCATAGCACCCAAACATCTAACACGGTTGATATCTCTAGCTATCCATCCTGCACGCTCACAATTAAACCCAGCACCTTCAAAAGCTGCAACTACTTGCTCTATGCTCTTATCCAAGCACTCAAAGTCTTTGTCAATATGCACTTCATAAAGCAAGTGACGCTGTGCATTGATATCCCACTCAGGTGAAGAGGCATTCATACCTTGTTTACAAGCAAACACATCCCGATGTTCCTTGTACCAAGCTGCAATACCACCAAGGTAAATGATACCAAGTATCTGGATAGCAATACTAGTAACGGTAAACACACGAGCTCTGCCTATATCATCTTTCGTACGTTTTATCATCTCATTACCCTTCAAAGACCACTTGATGAGTTGTACAGGGGTAACTCCCCTATCTATCTCATCAAGAATGAATGCCATAGTAGCAATCACATCAGAGCTCACCTGAAGGGCGCCAGGTAATCCAAACACATATTTGTCTTTAACACCTGGGAATAAATGGCCTGCAGATGTCCGCAAATTAATGCCTTTAACTCCTAACGCAGGACAACCGTTCAATGCTTCATGTAAAGACAGCGGTTGCGGGAAGGGCATCCTATTTAAGCGTTTAGCAGTATCCCAGTGGTGTTTAGCAACATACCAGATAGCGTACTTAAAAGCGAAGAAAGGGTTACGAACTCGACTTTCAGCTAAAATAGAGGCGTTAACTAAGTAAGGGTTAATCCACGTCTCGACACCATCTTTCATTACAGTGCGTGGGGACAAACTGGGAGGTACAATATCAGGTAATTTATCCCAAAATACGTCATATAACAAGGTTTTACGCATCGAACTTTTCTCCTTGCCTACAGGGACATCCAAATCACCTAATAACTGAATTGGGCAATGCTCGCTATAGTTAGCTTCGCGTGTTAAATGCAATAGAGCAGATTTAGGATGTACCTCACGTATTTCTTCCCAAATAGGGCTCGCAAATCGTACATAAGTACGCCCATCCTCCACCTTCATCGACAGAGCTTGTTCCTGGTAAGGAGTAATCTTCTCTTTAACCAAC